TCTACAACCCACGCGTGGAAATCTCAGTATCAGGTCACCCCTCGGAAGGTCTCCTTTCAAATCATGCCTTTGACAAGGCGCTAATCAATGACGGGACTATCGATGATCTTGAAGCTTCCGTCTCCGAAGCTGTTACCCGCTTCTAATTACCCCTCACCATAGGAAATTTAGTTTTCCATGAATGATCAATTCCCTCCAATCCCTGAGGCTTTGATTACTGAACTCGAAAAGCGATTTCCCCCAATTTATCCAAGTCTAGCTCAGAATGAACGAGACCTTTGGATGAAGGGCGGGGAAGGGCGAATTATTCAATTTCTTCGATGCCAGTTCAAAGAGCAGCAGGGTAGCCGCATCCGAAGGAAACCCGATGTGTAAACCTAAGGTGCCTAAAACACAGACACCCGCACAAGCTCCTCCACCTCCTGCTGAATCCGCATCGACCTCTCAGGGTGATGTGGTTCGCGATGAAGGTGACAATGAAAATGCAGTCCAGCGTTCTCGACGCAAGGGACGCAACTCTCTCCGTATTAAGCTCGACGCTGGGAATACAGGCGGCTCAACCGGCTTGAATATTCCACAGGCGTAAGGACAACCTCGAATGGCTAAAACCGCTGCTGCGCGATATTCGCAGCTTGAGCGGCTGCGCCTTCCGTTCCTTACACGAGCAAGAGCAGCCGCCAAACTTACCATCCCCGCGTTGCTCCCTGCCGAAGGCCATAATGGTGACGCCTCACTGCCAACTCCGTTCCAAGGAGTAGGTGCAAGGGGCGTCAACAATCTGGCCTCAAAGCTTCTTCTCACACTGTTCCCTCCGAACACTCCGATCTTCCGGCTCCTGATTGACGATTTCACAATTGAAGAAATCACCCAGCAGGAAGGCATGAAGGCGGTTATCGAAGAAGCCTTGGGCAAGGTTGAACGTGCGGTGATGACCGAAATAGAAGGGGCCGCAATTCGCGTCACGGTCTTCGAAGCTCTCAAGCTATTGATCGTTTCCGGTAATGGCCTTCTCTATCTCCCTCCTGATGGCGGGATGAAATCCTACCGCCTAGACAGGTTCGTTATCAAACGCGACCCAATGGGTAACGTACTGGAACACATAACGAAAGAGACGGTTGCGCCCGATACGCTGCCTGAGGCTTTCGTTAAGAAGCTAGGTGAACGGGCTAAGTCTCATTTCCAGAATGCCTTATCGTCCGACAAAACCTTAGACCTCTATACCCACGTCAGGCTCGTGAAGGGCATGTGGCAAGTTTATCAGGAGGTTTTAGGCGAAAAGGTTCCGGGAACCGAAGGCTCTTATCCTAAGGATAAATCAGCTTGGATTCCTCTACGATTCACGAAAGTGGATGGCGAGGACTATGGCCGGGGTTACGTCGAGGAATACTACGGTGACCTCAAGTCTCTCGAAACGCTGACTAAGGCGATTGTCGAAGGCTCAGCCGCAGCAGCAAAAATCCTCATTCTCGTCAATCCGAATGGAACGACGAACAAGCGGGTGATTGCTGAGGCTCCCAACGGAGCTGTTCGATCAGGTAGTGCGGATGACGTTTCCGTTCTGCAACTCGATAAATATGCAGACTTCCGAATTGCAAAAGAGACAATGGGTGAAATTACCCAGCGTCTAGCAATGGCCTTCCTTCTCAACTCTGCAATTCAACGGGCGGGTGAGCGGGTAACGGCGGAGGAAATCCGCTATATGGCCGGGGAACTGGAAGATGCCCTAGGTGGTGTTTATTCAATTCTCTCTCAGGAACTACAGCTTCCCCTTGTAAGCCGCGTCATGTTCTCTCTTGAACGCGCCCGGAAGCTCCCGCCATTGCCTGAGAAGGTTGTGAAACCAACAATCACGACTGGCCTAGAAGCCCTTGGTCGTGGACATGACCAGATCAAACTCGACAGTCTCTTACAGAGGCTTGCCCCTCTCGGTCCCGAAGCAATCGCTGAATATCTGAATGTTGGCGATTACATCAAACGCACCGCTACAGCTATCGGTATTGAAGCTAACGGCCTCGTCCGAAGTGAGGAAGAAGTCCAGCAATCCAGACAGCAGAAGATGATGCAGGCAATGGGCCAGCAGTTCATTCCTGAACTAGCCGGAGCTGTCAGAGACAATCTTAAACCAGAAGCCCAGCAGGAATAACCAATGGAAACCACTGAGACCGCAAGCGCGGGAACTCAGGAGGTTGTCACGGATGCCACGGTTGCGGAAACCAGTGAAGTTACAGTCGTAACCACTGAGGCTCCATCAGTCGCGGCTCCTCGCACCTCCAAGAAAAAGCAACCTCAAACCAAAGCCGAGCCGGTTAATTCGGACGAACTCGGTTTCGTTATCGTGGATTATTGAACCTATGAGCGACCAGTCTACCTCTAACGCTACACCAGTCAGCGCTCCCGAAGGTCATGATCAGGCGATGATTGACGCCTTTGATAAAACGCAGGGCCAGCAGACCACGGAATCGAAAACGGTTCCGAGTGAGCGCCCTGCCGGTCTCCCTGAGAAATTCGGCTCTTGGGAAGATATGGCAAAGGCTTACAGCGAGCTTGAACGCAAGCAGTCTCAGGTTACTCCTCCTGCCACGGAAGTTGAACTTCCGGCAACCACTACCGAAGCCCAGCAGCTTGCCGAATCCGCTGGCCTCGACTTCAACGCTCTCTCTGTAGAGTACGCACAGACAGGTGCGCTCTCTGAGGCTTCGTATGCAGCAATTGCTAAGGCCGGTTTCCCGAAGGAAGCTGTTGATCAGTTCATTGCTGGTCAGGAGGCAATTGCACAGTCGAACATTTCCAGCATGAAGTCCGAGTTCGGTGGTGATGAGGGCTACGGCCTGATGGTCGGGTGGGCATCAGCTAATCTCGACCCCGCAGCTATCCAAGCTTTCAACCGAACAATGGATAGCGGTGACATGGATAGCATCCGCTTGGCTATCACAGGGCTTCAAGCAAAATATACGGCAGCTAATGGCAGTGAGCCTAAGTTGCTGAATGGTGGAAACTCAGACGCTCAGGAAGACGTGTTCCGTTCGACCGCTGAGATGACCACTGCAATGAAAGACCCGCGCTATGCAAAAGACCCAGCCTATCGCGCTGAGGTCCAATCCAAGGCTGCGCGGTCAAACGTGTTCTAAGGAAACATCATGCAAACCTTACTCGACTTTCTCATGTGGCTTTGGTCGCATGTGGACGTAGTGTTCGGCGTTCTCTTCGCTTTGGAAGTGACAGCCGTAACGGTGGTCAATCTCACGCCCACCACTGTGGACAATCGCGTTCTCAAGGCTGTCCACAAGGTACTCGTCACGTTGGCGAATATCGTCCCGAATGCCCGAACTACTCCTGAGTTGCAGCGAGCCGAAGAGGCTATGAAGCAACTCAAATAATCACAGGTTATTCCTGTCAATAAAAATGCTCCCCACGCCTCTCAATGAAGCGTAACTGGGGAGCCTCTTTCCTGATGATGAAGTCAGTCACACTGCGCCAACAGTTCATGCGCGGTGACGCAAAGGTAATCCCAAAACAAATCATAAGCGGACCATTGCCCCCTGAGGGGGATAACCTTGGTTTTGCTTGCGGTGAGCTTTCGGGAAGCCTGATCAACTTCCAAACTCATCACAGGAAAATATAATATGTCTGATGCAAATGTAACTCGCCTAGGCCAGATCAACGGTTCGGGTGAAGTTGATGCAACCTTCGCCAAGATCTATGCAGGCGAAGTTCTAACCGCTTTCGAGACGGCAACCGTCATGGGTGATCGTCACGTAACCCGCAGCATCGACCATGGTAAGTCCGCAGCCTTCCCTGCAACAGGTCTTATCGATGCGTACTACCACACTCCGGGCCGTGAGCTGCTGGGCCAGAAGGTCAACCAGAATGAAGTTCTCATTCATATTGATGACCTCCTCGTCTCGGACGCTTACTTCGCTAATATCGATGAAGCGAAGAACCATTATGATATGCGCTCCATTGTGACGACTGAGCAGGGCCGCAAGCTCGCAAAGGTCATGGACCGTCATATCCTACAGGTTGGCGTACTCGCAGCACGTTCCAACAATGCTATCCCGGAACTACCGGGCGGTTCGGTGATCAAGCCTTCTGAATCGGATATGCCAAATGCGGCAAACTTCCGAGGTAACGGTGATCATCTGGCGGCTGCACTCTTTGCGGCTGCTGCTCGATTTGATGAGAAGGACGTACCGGAGGAAGACCGATACTGCTTCGTCAAGCCTGCTCAGTATTATAAGCTGGTACAGGCTGAGAAGACCATTAACCGCGACTTCGGTGGTTCGGGTGCATACTCGGACGGCAAGGTCTATCGTGTTGCTGGTATCGAAATCGTCAAGACGAACAACCTCCCTGCAACCAACATTTCCGAAGGCACCGAAGCCGGAACCGCTAAGCGTTATGCTGGCGACTTCTCGAACACGGTTGCTCTCGTAATGCAGAAGCGCGCCGTAGGTACTGTGAAGCTCCTCGACCTCGGCCTTGATGCTGGCTACGACCCACGCCGTCAGGCTCACTTCGTGATCAGCAAGTACGCAGTTGGTCATGGTGTTCTGTGCCCACCTGCTGCAATCGAAATCAGCGATGCCGCTTCTGGTGGCTAAAAACTAATCCACTTGTGGATAACTACCCACTGGGGAGTGAGCTTCGGCTTGCTCCCCTTTTTTTCATTTCATGACTGAGGGAAGGCCCATGCTGGCTACTACACCCACCACAGTCCTCGAAGCTGTTAACGCGATTATTGCCACGATTGGCGAACCTCCCGTAAGCAGTGTTGAGGACAACGGTGTTCTTGATGCAGTGATGGCACTTCAAGCGCTATCCGCTGTAAACCGTCAGGTTCAGCTTAAGGGCTGGCATTGGAACACTGAGACTAATTATCCGATTGCCGCAACTTATCCTGATGGCGAGCTTCGGGTTCCGAGGAATACCCTACGGATTTCACCCTCGCGGGACTTTGCGCATCTTGACTTAGTTCTGCGTGGCGACCGCCTCTATGACCGCAAATCCCACACGTTCTCTGTAGGCCAATCGATTAAGGCAGACGTAGTTTTTCTTCTACCCTTCGATGAACTCCCGGAAGCGGCGCGAACCTATATCACGATTAAATCTGGTCGTCGGTTCAATGAAGGGCAGATCGGTTCTGATCTTCTATCCACGTTTTCTCAGCGTGACGAAATGGAAGCAAGGTTCGCCCTTGAGGACGCAGAAGGCGAAACGTCTAACCTCAACATTCTTGGTCACGAGTTCATTCAAGAGGTCACTTCAAGATGACCCTGATTAGCTCAACAATTCCGAACCTCGTCAATGGCGTATCGCAGCAGCCGTCTTCGCTTCGTCTGGCTTCTCAGTGTGAACTTCAAGAGAACGGCCATAGCTCTGTTGTCGAGGGCTTAAAGAAACGGCCTCCATCTCGGTTTGTCGCAAAGATCAGTGATACCAGCTTCGGGACTGCATTCGTCCACATGATCAACCGAGATTCTGTTGAACGATATGCGGTGGTGATAACCAACGGAAACCTTAGGGTTTTTCGAATGAACGGCACCGAAGTTCCCGTGTCGTTTCCTAACGGTAAGAATTATCTCGCTACCTCCGCAGCAGACAAGGATTTCACCGCTGTAACGATTGCCGATTATACGTTCATACTAAACAGCACGCGCACTGCTGGAATGACGAATGAGCTTACGCCTAGCAGACCAAAGGAAGCGTTAGTCTGGATACGACAAGGCGCTTATGCTCAAAACTACACAGTCAACATTGGCGGCATTCAGAAGACATTCAAGACCCCGGATGGCTCAGATAAATCGCACACCGAGCAGATTGCTACGGATGCCATTATGGGCAAGCTCGTTAACCTATTCAATGCTGACCAGACATTCACTTCGCAGTTCACGTTGAATCAACTTGGTTCGACTATCCGCGTCACTAGATGGGATGGGGCAGACTTCGCAGTGTCGAGCGCTGATGGTCTCGGTGATCAGGCAATCAAGGTTTGTAAGGATACAGCTCAGCGCTTCTCTGAGTTACCGGCTAGGGCATTCCATGGCTTCCAGATCGAAATAGGCGGTGACCAGTCATCAGCATTCGATAACTACTGGGTAGAGTTCTCCAACCCTACGGGCGGAAGCTCAACTGGCATCTGGAAAGAATCGTGCAAAGGCGGTGAGCTATACCGTATCAATGGCGCAACAATGCCTCACGCGCTGAAACGCCTCTCGGACGGGACGTTTTCATTCGAGCAAATTCCATGGGATGAGCGCAAGGTCGGTGACACGGAAAGCGTACCTGAGCCTTCGTTCATTGGTAAACAGATTAATGACATTTTCTTCCACAGAAACCGCTTAGGACTGGTTGCAGATGAGAATGTGATATTCTCCCGTGCAGGTGAGTTCTTTACGTTCTGGAGAAGCTCAGCGACCCAAACGCTCGATACGGACATGATCGACGTTGCCGTCAGTCACACTAAAGTTTCCATCATACGCCATGCTATACCGTTCAATGAAACGCTTCTGCTATTCTCAGATCAGACGCAGTTCATGCTTGGGGCAGCCGATACGCTGACACCTTACACAATCTCAATCAATCAAACGACTGAGTTTCAGGCATCACTCCTAGCGAAGCCTGTAGGCGCTGGCCGAAATATCTACTTTGCTATGAACAAGGGTGCTTACTCCGGCATCCGGGAATATTATGTTGACGGACAAACGAAGACGAATGACGCCGCCGATGTTACCGCACATGTTCCCAAGTATATCCCCGGAAGTGTGACTAAGCTTGCCGCAAGTTCGAATGAAGACGTTCTAGTAGCGCTTTCGCCAAAAGAGAAGAACGCACTATACGTTTACAAATACTATTGGCAGGAGCTTGAGAAGCTTCAATCAAGTTGGTCGAAATGGATATTCGATGAGGACACAACCGTTCTTTATGTGGATTTCATTGAAAGCGACTTATGGATGCTGGTTGAACGCCATGGACAAGTTCTATTCGAAGTGATCAGTCTTGAGGCAGGCCGTACTGACCCCGGTATCAACTTTGCCTTTCATCTCGATCAGCGTGTGAATGCCTCTCAGTGTTCCGTTGTTTATGATGCAACGAATGATCAAACTCAGATCAAGCTGCCTTACAAGGTCACTCGTCCCGCACAGTTCCAGATCATTGGTGTAGATAACGGTCCTTATCGTATGGGCCAGCTCATTCCGCTTAAATGGGATAGCAGCAATACATTCATCATTGCGGGCCGTGTCACAGACTTCATCGCTGGGCAGAAGTACACATTCCGATACCGTCTCTCAAAGCTAGTTATTAAAGAGGAGGCTGTTGGCGGGGGGCAAATGGCGGTCGGTGCCGGTCGAATGCAGCTTCGTCGCATGACGTTGACCTACAACGACAGCGGTTATTTCCGTGCTGAGGTTACGCCCTTCCGAAGGGAAGTCTACACGAGTGTATTCTCAGGGCGTGTAACAGGTGGCGGCAGAAACATCATTGGCGAGCCTTCGCTTGAGTCTGGTCGTTTCCGGTTCCCAATCTCCGGTAAATCCGAAGAAACCGAAATCGAGATTATCAATGACAGCCCGTTACCTTGCGCACTCTTGTCCGCCGAATGGGAAGCGACTTTCATCATCCGTTCGAGGAGAACGTGATGCTGATTGTCCGTCCCTCAGTGATCGAAGACGTAAGTAACGTGGCGGCAAGGCTCCGCAAGGAGGACCGTGAGGAAGTCTTGGCGGCGGGTGGTATATCCGTTGCAGACAGCATTATGGAAGGTTTCACTTCTCCAGATGGCTCCTACACGGTGACTACAGAAGCCGGACTTCCGATCATCATGTTCGGAACCTGTCCGCACCCAGCGGATGAAATGGTTGGTGCCGTCTGGCTTTTAGCGACAGATGAGATTGTCAACTACCGTCTTGAGTTTCTCAAAAGGTGTAAGCCGTACGTCGAACTCATGCAGGATAAATATCCAATCCTCATGAACTTTACCGACTGCCGAAATGATGTTCATCACAAATGGCTCAGGTGGTGCGGCTTCTTCTTTATCAACAAAGTCAAGGGTTTCGGCCCCGAAGGTCACCCATTCTATGAGGTGGTCAGAATAAGGAAAGACTAATGTGTGACCCCGTTACAATGATGGCGGCTTCGTTCGCCATTGGCGCGGTCCAGACCGTGACCAGCTTCGTAGGCGCTCAGCAGCAGGCAGACGCTCAGAATAAGATGGTTGAGCAAAACCAAGAGGCTGCACAGGAAAGCCTTCGACGCGAATACGAACAGGCTCAGACCCGTGAAATTCAGGAGAAGGAAGCCGCAGCCGTCCAGAAGCAGGATATTGCTCGTGAAGCTCGCGCAGCTCGTGCAACTACACTCGTCGCAGCGGGTGAGGGTGGCGTGTCTGGCCTCTCCGTCGATAACCTCCTAGCCGATGTATATCAGCAGGAATCGACTTCCTATGACCGTATTGATCAGAATACCGGCTTCATGTCGGACAATCTGAAATACGAAATGCGTGGCCTTAAGGCGAAAGCTCAGGACCGTATCAACTCTATGCCGTGGAGCCAGGGACCAAGCCCGTTCGCAGCAGCCCTAAAGATCGGCGGTAACGCCTTGGGCACTTATCAGCAATACGACAAGTACAAGAATAGGACTGCTTGATATGGCGAAACTTCCCGGACTGACCCGTCAAGATGATCGCCCTTCCATTGGAGGGGCTAACCGAGGGCGCAGCCAAGCGCCCTTCAAAATGCCCTCGGTCCAGCTCCAGCCTCAGGCCAGACCCGTGGATACCTATAGCCGTCCTCAGGCACCCGCAACGGGTGGCAGTGGTCTCATGCAGCTATCCGAGGCGCTTGCTCAGATAAGCCCGAATTTACAAGGCTTCCTCAAGGACCGTGCGGATACTGCCCAGCAGGAAGCCGAAGATAAAGCCAATCGCCGCATTGGTGGTATGAGCTTTGAAGAGGCCCGCAGTGCTGTAAATGATGGCTCTATTTCCGAAATGGATAATCCATGGTTCAAGGCTGCTTTCATGAAGCAGTACGGCGAGCGCCTTGCCTATGACCGCGTGAATGAACTCACGAAGGAATACGAAACTAACTTCGACAAGGATAAGGGCGACCTTGAGAGCTTCATCCGTGAACGTATGAAAGATGACTTGGAGAAGTACGGAGATAGTCCGCATTTCGTGAAGTCATACAATACGATCATGAATAACTTTGGTTCAAAGGCTAACACTATCCAAGCTCAGCATCAAACCGAGCAAGTCAAACAGGACACAATCTCAGGCGTCTATGATGTGTTCTCCGGCAAAGCCCGAACGATGCTTGGAGAGGGCAAGTCGGAAGCCGAAGTTGTTGCAGCTTTGCGAGCTGAATACTCCGGCAACCGCGAACTCCTCAAGATTGACTACAAGGACCAAGACCGGGAAATGGTTCGCCTCGCTGAATCCTTCGCGAACGAAGGTAACGTCAAGATGGCCGAAGCTATCCTGAACAGCGAGCGAACGGGTGATGATGGCACGAAGCTGGGTTCCCTTGCGTCGAACCGAGAGTTCCAGAATGATGCCAATCGTATTCTTCTCTCTGCTAAGAGCCGCATGGAGAACAATAACGAGGAGGCCACACGCGACCGGCGTTTCAACTTTTGGGACGCAGCGAGACAGGGCAAGCTCGACCGTGATGAACTGACAGGCTGGCATAAGGCTAACCCCGGAGCGTTTTCGGAAGCTCAGGTTCAGTCGCTCATTAATCAAAGCGACACCTTCAATGCACACATCGCTAAGGAAGCCAGCGATGCTAACCAGAAGCTCGCGTTGGCTGAACAGGCAAAGAAGTCCGAAACAGACCTTCTCACAAAGAATATGGAAACCGCGTCTAAAGGCATGGTTCCGTACCTAGAGGAGGCAACTGTGTTCACCAAAACCGGCGAGACGAAGACTGTTTCGGTCGATGACCAGAAGAAGGCCATTGCGAAGGAAACGATTGATCGGACTGAGTGGCTTGTAAAAAATGGGAAAGCCAATCCAGATCAAGCGTTCGATATGCAGGTTGAATCTTTTTCGTCAAACAACCTGACTAACCCAAAGTGGGAAAATGTCCTTCAAGGTGGTCAGGTGGCGGCAACACAAGTCACGACTTCCGGGGGGAAACCGCCAGCGCAGCTCAAGGACGGAACAGACCTCTATATGCGTTTACACGCGGCCAACCCAGCGCTGCTAGATCATCATATCAAAGACACCAAGGAACGAGAGTTCTACGAAAGCTATCGCATAGCAACGCAGTATGCGGGCTTAGATCATGAACAAGCTGTCCAAACCGCGATGATGGCGACTTCTGAAATTGAGAAGGCACCTTCGGCTGCAATGCAGCAGCGCTACGATGATATTCAGCAGCGAGCCAACTCGGTAAAGCTAGGCGGCATAAGTCCGTTTGGAATTAACTTCTTTGGAAGTACGCCTGATAATTCAGGTTATGCCGCTGGAGAGATTGCGCGTCTTGGTCAATTCTACGCCCGCAATGGTTTGAATACTGAGAAGTCACTTGAGGAAGCGACGAAACGCTTCAAGGCAACTCACACTGAGGTCAATGGCAGTATGATCTACACTGCTGGCAGAGACATTCCTAAGAACTTTGCCGAGATTGCTTCACACGCAATTGAAAACTACACCAAAGACTTCGGAACCGACGAAGGCTTAGATGCCTCGGACCTCACAATCAGACAGGCAACCAACGGAAACGGCTGGATTATCGTAGATAAAACCACTCAGCTCCCCGTGGAAAACTCTGAACGGTCTAACCTCACTCTCCGCTCGATGTATGAAATCGACCAGCAGCGAATACAGGAGAAGAAGGAAGGCATTATCGAACAGCAGAATGAGCTTCAAAATCTCAAGCTTGCGGAACGCGTCGAGCTTGCTGAGCGCTGGCTGTCTAATCCCGGTGCCTACACCGCTTATGCGGCGAGTAAGGGCAAGGACGCAGCAGACGCCCGGAAGAAGACATTTGAAGGCTACCTCAAGCAAAAACCAAAGAAATAACTAGGTCACCTTCGGGTGGCCTTTCTCTTTTAAGGACACCCAAATGGCAAAGAACAATCCCAACGTAAGGATTGCATACGACTTTTTTACAGGTCGCGGCTACTCCTCAGCGCAAGCCGCTGGCATTATCGGCAACCTAATGGGTGAATCTAGCTTGAACCCAACCATTGCCGGAGATGGAGGTAAGGCTTGGGGCATAGCGCAATGGCATCCTGATAGATGGCAACCGCTCGCGGCTAAGGCCCGAAGCGCTGGCTGGGGAGACCCGAATGATTTCCGTGTGCAGCTCCAGATGGTTGACTGGGAGCTTCGCAATAAAGAAACGCGGCCTTTAGCAAACCTAATGAAGGCCAAGACTGTTGACGAAGCGACAGCCGCAATGATCGGCTATGAGCGTCCCTTCGGCTTCACATGGTCAAACCCTCGTGGCGGACATAACTATTCCGGTCGCTTGTCCCATGCAAACAATGTCTTCGGCCTTCTGAACGGAGTTACACCACAATCTCCCGAACGCCTCACGTTCTCTAATGCGGGCGAGGGGCAACCTCAGACTGATTATGTCGTGGGTGGTTCGGGTGGTAGCGTCACAACCTCAGACACAACCCAGCCAAGCATTCCGTTTTCCAACTCAGAACTTCGGGAGCAAGAAGCTCAGCGCAAGGCTGATCAGGAAGACGTGGGCATCTGGCAGGCTGCTAAGGATGCGGTGAATACCGAATGGTCACTCTCGACCGTTTGGAAATATCAGGGCGGACCTAAGGAAAACCCTGAATTCATGATGGACCAGCAACGCTTTGACGATTTGACCAAGGGCATCCCGGAGCAATACTGGAATCGCTTTGAGGATGCACTTTCGGATGAACATGCTCAGCAGATTAGGGCTAACCTCGAAAAGCATGTTGCAGCCGAGCAGCGCCTAGCGTCTCTCGGTGGTTACGGCACGGCTCTTCGAATGGGTGCTGGATTGACTGACCCGCTCGCATGGGCTGCTGCTGCTGGTGTTTCGCTGGCATCAGGTGGCCTTGGAGCGCCCGCAGCTATCGGCGCAAGGTTCGGTCGTGTTGGTATGATCGGCCTTACGGCAGTTGAGGGCGCGGCTGGTACGGCTGCATCGGAAGCCCTTCTCCAAGCTGGTAAACCCACGGCTGAGCTTAGTGATTTCTACTGGGCGGTCGGCATGGGCATGGGAATGGGCGGTGCCTTTGGCGCGCTCCGCAAGAATCCTTCCACTGCTATAGAAGCCAACCGCTTTGAGGAAATCGGCAAGCAGCTCCGTGATGGTGTAGCAATGCCGAACGGCGGTTCAACAGCGGGTGCGGCACAGGTCAGTGCAAGAGAAACCCTTCGCAATGATACGGCTGACTTCTTACGTGATGCGGTACGGCCTGAGACGTTTGGCGGCAAGATGCGCTTCGATGTTGCATCCGCACTGAAAACAAATCCAAACGACTTGGTTGCTATGGTGGGTGAGCATATTGTCGAGGATGGCGCACGAAACGCAAAGGGTATCACACCTATCGGTGCATCTGAGGTCCAGCAGCGTCTCCAGCTCAGGGCTGATGCAAAATGGTCGGCATCATCGCAAGCGAACTGGAAACAGTATGCCAAGCGCAACCCGAACAAGACCCGCGACGACTTCAACCGTGACGTGACAGCTTTCGTTCGTGATCGGGAAGTCATGGTTGAATATGACCCAGCGGTGAAAGCTCAGGGTTCCATGATGCGAGAAGTGCTGGGTGACTGGGCAGAAGTCGCAGCTAATCCCGGCGCAATCGATGGGCGCACCTTACGAGCTGTCAGGGGTTTCGAGGGACAAACTCGAAATGACTTCTATGTTCCCCGCATATTCGACATGGGCGGCGTCCAGAATGCTCTATCAACTTATGGGCATCGAACATTGTCAAAGCTCATCGGTGCAGGCATCCGGGAAGTGAACAAGGACATTAGTGCGGAAGCGGCTGAGAAGTTTGCTTACGGTTATGTCAAGAAAGTTCATTCGGTTTCAGCGGGCGAGCTACAGACGAACTCCCGTGCTTTCTCAGGGGAAGACCTTGAACTGCTTAAAGAAAACCTCAGGAAAGATACGGACCTTTCGGACGTAGATATTGATGCTGTCATCCATCACATGAAGCCGGGGAAGAAGGACGGTGCAAGCCGCCACGGTAAAGCCCGCGCATTGTTTGATGAAGACTTCGGGATGAATATTCCCCGCACTGATGGCACAGGCCATGATTTCTTCCGTATCTCAGACTTGTTTGTGAATGACGCAGACAGCCTCATGCGCGGCTATAATCGGCAAATGTCCGGGCGCGTGGCGATGGCTCGTATGCAGATCAGGAACCCGAAGTGGAAAGAGGGCGACCTAGCGGATGAGTTCTTCGTTGACGGCATCACCTCAGACGGAGAATGGACGAAGCTTAAAGACCAGATGCGTGATGTTGGCGATGCACGAGGCCACCAAGCGGAAACCGCTCATGCATTGAAACAACTCGACTGGGTTTACGACACGGTTGTAGGTAAGCCTCATTGGGAAGAGGGCGGTAAATGGAACCAGTTTCTTCGAATGACACGCGATTACAACTTTATCCGTGTCATGGGGCAAGTTGGTTGGTCAATGCTTTCCGAAAGTGCAAATACGGTTTCACACCTTGGGTTGAAAGCAGCATTCACGAACATGCCTTCGCTTCGTTCTATGTGGCGCAATGCACGTACAGGGAAGCTTGATGATGCACTCGCTCAGGAGATTGAGGACATAACGTCCCTCGGAACTGACTGGGTTCGCCATGACACGCACCGCCGAACAGACCTCTTCGACAACCCGCTTGATCAAATTCAGAACAAGTATGTGAAAGGTTTGGATGATGCGTTGCAGAAGGGCAAGCGGGGAGTAAGCGCTCTCTCCGGGATGGCACCAATCAACACGGTTCTCCAGCGTTGGACAGGGCGGGCGATCTTCAACAGGTTCGCACAGATGGCTCAAGGCGGTCAGAAAATGACCACACGCCGTTTAGAAGCTCTTGGGCTGACTTCGGCAGACAGTGAGGCGATCTTTAAGAGTATCCGGGAAAATGCTTCGTTCGACGGCTCCCGGCTAAAAGCCATGAACTTCAATAAGTGGACAGATCGGGATGCCGTAGCAAAGTTTGAAGCGGCAGCTTTCCGGCTTGGTCGAACGATCATTCAAGAAAACGATATAGGCCAGATGGCGATGTGGATGAGTAAGCCGCTTGCGCGTACGTTTCTCCAGTTCCGCTCATTCACACTCTCCGCTTATTCAAAGCAACTTATGCAGGGCTTGAACTTCCGAGACAGTAGTACTGCAATGTCATTCCTCGGCACGACTGTAGCGGCAAGCTTGGTTTACATAGCTCGAACCCACGTTAACGCTATGGGGCGAAGTGACCGTGACGAGTATCTGGAAAAACAACTCACCTTAGGAAGAATGGCTGCTGCCGGGGTACAATATTCATCATGGGCAAGCATATTGCCTGCTGTTTGGGATTCTACGATTGCTCCTCCGTTAGGCTTCGGACCATTCTTTGATAATCGCTCAAGTCAGCTTGGTTCTGACGTGATCACAGGGAACCCTTCTGCTGATCTATTGGCGGGCGGTTTTAAAGCCCTCGACACGTTCGGCCAGAATGTTGCCCGTGGTAAAGAGTTCTCGCAGGCAGACGCCCGAAATTACCTTCGTTTGCTCCCGTTCAATAACCTCAGCGGTATCGCACAGCTAACCTCATTGATGATCAGTCCCTTACCGGAGTGGTCACGTAAACGCTGATTTTCAGCACTCACAATATCCCAGCCCTTGTCATCACTGGTGACAGGGGCTTTTCTTTATGGAAAATTAAATGCCTCTTTCTTACGCACACTCGCAAGGCGATGGCGTCAATAAGAACTTTGACGTTCCTTGTGACTACCTCTCTCGAACACATGTCAAGGTGAAGGTTGATGGCGTGGACGTGTCGTTCAATTGGATTGATACGTACCGCGTTCAGACGGTGACTGCCCCTCCAATGGGTTCAGTTGTCGAGGTCCGACGAACAACACCGAGAGTTCAAAGACTGGTCACCTTTCGAGACGGCTCTACACTCGTAGAGACGGACCTGAATGTCTCCACACTACAATCCTTCTTCCTCTCTCAGGAAGCATTCGACCAAGGCGCGGCATCTATGGCGGTCACGGAAGACGGGCAATTTAGTGCCTTGAACCGCCGTATTACTCTTCTAGCCGACCCAGTGAACGGCCAAGACGCCGTTACAAAACGCTGGGCCGAAACAGCAATGTCCTCTCAATTACAGCAGGCAACACAGAAAGCCGCTGCTGCCAATTCTTCCGCAACGGTTGCAGGACAAAGAGAGGCTGGCGCAATTGCAGCCGCAAATCGGGCGGACGGCTCAGATAGTCGAGCCACACTCATGGCAAATAAAGCCGAGGGCCACGAAAAGATTGCTTCGGAAAAAGCGACAAGTGCAACCGCGAGCGATGTATCAGCAAAAGCATCTTTGACTGCTGCAAAAGGTCATGAGGACAAAGCGAAAGAGTGGGCAGATGCCGCAGCCGCTAGTGCTGAACGTGTAGGCAACTTCGACCCTAATAGTTACTACAAGAAACCCGATGCAGACCAGAAGTTTGCTACTAAGGAATATGCAGACACCAAACTTAATCACGCAGGCGGCACCCTCACAGGCTCGCTTAAAGGCGCAGACAGTCGAGGCAATATTGCTACGAGTGGTTTTTGGGGTGACGTATGGGGCGGGAGCTACGCTGATACCATCAAGCGAGGCTCACCGTTTCGTGTGCAGGCGTCCGTCTCAGGGAATGTTTTTGCGCCAGCTTTGATTAATTACTACAGCACAGGTAGTTGGGCGGGCTTCTGGACTCAGGGGATTATTAATACCGGGAACAACTCTCAAGCTACGAGTTACCAGATTTTCCACATGAACGCTGACGGCTTAGCTGGGAAGTATTTCACATTTACCCCAAGCGGTGAATTTAGAGCTGATGGTGATATTCGAGCTGGTTCTTGGATTTATGCCGGTGGGCGTATTCAGGCGGGTGAGGTTGTTCAGGCAGGCGGCGGAAGCGCTACCTTCTATCAGGATGGAAACTTGAGCGGTGCGCGCTGGGGCGGTGGCTATCTTTACGACTGGATTGAAATGCGGTGCCGCGATTGGGCGGTACAGGAATCGACCAATCGTTCTCCTGCTGGATTTATTACGGGTAGTACGAGCCTGAATAGTCACGGTGCCGAGTGGCAAAACAACACCAACGCGACATTGATCGTACAGAGCACAATGACAACCACAAACACAATTGGCCTCCGTGTCTGGAACACCACGACTGGCGAGCAGGCTTCTACGGGTTCTTTCATGAAAGTTCGACCGTGGGAATCTGTCCGCTTAGAGCGTTCAGGTAGTGGCTCTTACACATGGACCGGACGGTATTTCGGGATTTAAAGTAATGACAGATATAATAGTAGATCACTACTTCTGGAACAAAAAGAAACGTGCAATTCGAGTTGTGGCTGCAAGAGCAAATCAGCCTGTTGATGACACTGACCCTGATATTATTAAGGTCACAGCTCCACCCATAGAAGGCAACGACTGGGAATGGAGCATCGAACTCAATGAGTGGGTGCAACCAGCCAACTTAGAGCAGTAGAATAACTGATGGACAAAGACCCGAACTTCTACCTCATGTTCGGAAGACTGGAGGGCAAGGTTGACACTTTGCTCTCCCAGCAGGGGACGATGAACAATCGTCTTGATGAGCAAGATGAACGCATTACGCAACTTGAGAACGCTAAACAGCAGCAGACAGGCTTCTTTGCTTCCGTACGCTGGAGCTGGGTAGTCATCGCTGCCGGTCTCACAATGTTCGCGGATGAAATCAAAGGCTTCATATTCCGATGAGTAACATGAAAGAAATCATGGATTCTCTCCACTCTGCCCTTGCAGAGGAGCTTCTAACCCGCGTGAAAAGCGGAGAGGCTACAGCCTCCGACCTTTCGGTGGTGCGTCAGTTCCTTAAAGACAATGGCGTGGACAGTATTCCCAAGGACGGCAACCCGCTTGATCGACTGAACCATGCGGCAAACCTTCCATTCACCGAAGACACCGTGGATGAAACCGCAGGGTATCTCCCGAACTAACATAGCGGCTCCGTGAGCGCTTTTCATAAGGCCAGATGGGTAATCACCTGTCTGGCCTTTTTTGCTATCCACGGAGTCTCCTAGGCACCGATATGAACGTACAATCTAATGGCGCTTCAAGTACGAGCTTGACGCCAATCGACCCCGTGCGCCGTGATTTCAGGAACTTCCTCTTCCTAGTCTGGCAGCACCTTAATCTCCCCGAGCCAACCGATACGCAATATGACATGGCTCAGTATCTCCAGAAGGGGCCAAAGCGCTCCGTCATTCAAGCCTTCCGTGGCGTAGGTAAGAGCTGGGTAACAAGTGCCTTCGTTTGTTGGCTGCTCCTAAATAATCCTCAGCTCAACATTATGGTCGTATCGGCTGCAAAAGACCGCGCTGATGCGTTCTCGACATTCACGAAGCGACTGATTGCCGAGATGCCTATATTGGCTCACCTCAAGCCGGGGAAAGGCCAGCGTGATAGTAATATTGCTTTTGACGTAGGACCGGCAGGCGCTTCGCAGTCGCCCTCGGTTAAGTCTGTGGGCATTACCGGCCAGCTAACCGGCTCTCGTGCGGACGTGATCATTGCTGATGACGTTGAAAGCTTGAACAATGCGATGACCGCGACGATGCGAGATTTGTTGGCCGAGCGAATTAAGGAGTTCGACGCGGTTCTAAAGCCCGGAGGCCGAGTGATCTATCTCGGAACGCCTCAGACGGAAATGTCGATTTATAACCGACTTCCTGAACGTGGCTATGAAATCCGTGTCTGGCCTGCCCGTATCCCTGAAAATCCCGATAAGTACCTTGGACGTTTGGCTCCGTTCGTTAGTCAGTTGATTATGAACGGTGCGGGGGCAGGTACTCCAGTTGACCCGAAGCGCTTCCATGACCTCGACTTGCAGGAACGTGAAGCATCGTATGGTCGATCAGGCTTCGCTCTCCAGTTCATGCTTGATACCTCTCTCTCAGATCAGGACCGCTACCCGCTCAAGTTCCGTGACCTTATGGTTACCTCGCTTGACCCTCGTATGGCGCCTGTGAAGCTTGTCTGGACCTCGGATATTGATAAGCGTCTCGACCTTCCAATGGTCGGCTTGAATGGCGATGCCTACTTCCGTCCTATGTGGGTATCGAACGAGATGACCGAGTATTCCGGTTGTGTCATGGCAATTGACCCCTCAGGACGTGGCAAGGACGAAACCGCTTACGCTATCGTAAAGCAGCTTAATGGCTTCCTCTTCGTTGTCGCATCAGGCGGCTTCAAGGAAGGTTACAGCGAAGCAACCCTCAAGGGGCTGGCAGTCCTGGCTAAGACGCACAGCGTTAACAAGATCATTGTCGAAGCTAACTTCGGTGATGGCATGTTCACGCAGCTTCTCAAGCCAATCGTGTCCCGAATCTATGCTGTAGGTATAGAGGAGGTGAAGCACAGTCAGCAGAAAGAACGCCGCATATGCGACACCCTTGAGCCGATCATGAATCAGCACCGGCTTGTGTTCGATCAGAAGGTCATTGAGGTTGACCATAAGATGACCGCTGAACCTCAGCGTCAGCTCATGTATCAGCTCTCTCGCATCACCCGTGACCGTGGCTCTCTAGCTAAGGATGACCGTCTTGACGTGTTGGCGATGGCTGTAGGCTACTGGGCTGAAAGCATGGCGAGAGACACAGAGAAGGCCCATGACGAGCATGTGGAGAACTTGAGGGACCAAGCCTTGCAGGAGTTCATGGACCTCGTACAACGTAATCGTGGGCACGATAGCAAGGACGAAAGCGGCTGGCTTAACTAGCATTTAGGTGGGAGCATTCATTGCTCCTGCCTATTTTTTCGCCAAACCAATTACCCCTCACCATAGGAGGAGGCCCGGTTCAATTACTTATGTATATGATCATTTCCATGGCTTTCCTCTCGACTTCTGAGAGGCTAAGGATGGCAGACCATCATCATAAGGTACTATTAATTGTCTCGCTTAGTTTCAAGCCTTCTCCTATCAGTCTCCATCGTGTTAGCCATTCCTGCTAACCCCGCTTACGCCAAGATGAAGATTGGTGAGTTCCTTTCCATTTGTAAATTCGAGAGTAACGCCTCAACAGATCGATGCTGGGGATATATTGACGGTGTGCTGGATACCGCTTCGCCTAGCCTTGTTGGTTGCCCGCCTCCTGCTTTAGGACGTTCACAGACCTCGTACGACAAGATTATCAAAGCTGTTTCTTGGTTGAAAAATCGAAGTGGCGACAATGTTACGTTGGCAATTCAAGTTGCTAGTTCGAACCTGTTTCCTTGCAGAAAATGAGATCGCCCTTTCCCTTCTCAGGCTTACGCCTTCGTAGGGAAAGTCAATACCTACAATCAGCCTCAGAGACTCACAGAGAGCCTTGAGGTTCACCTATTACATTCCTTCACCCTAGAGCTTCTCCGCTTCCCACGAGCTTCCCTGAGTCAACCTGAGGGATGCTTTGTGATGCCCTAAGGGTAGCGGCTATTTCCCCGAAAAAATCCGAGGCGGCAATCGATAGAGGGGCAGCGCGCGTACCCCCCGTGGGGGCGCGGTGAAAGGCACGAGCAGGCGCTCACTGTGCGCGGTAAAGGCTCGCGGGCACACACGTTTGCCACTAAATCCGCCACACGTTTCCCGTAAGCCCTGCATTTGCTGGACTTCAAAGAGACTGAGCATCACCGGGGGGCAGGCTCAAGGCTTCCGCTAGTGCTTCCGATGCAATGCAGGCGGGCAGGCTTGTGGCTTTCTGTGCGTGTCTCAGTGTCTCCACGTCTGCCCTTTTCGCCACCTCATGCCGCCACTGGTCGCCCTCAAGCCACCTCAAGGCGCTAACATTAGCCGTCTTCATGTTCCCATGTGGCGGGCTTGTGGCATTTCCTTTTCAATAAATTCAGGCACTTATCCAAAAAAGATGGATAGCGTGTCTATTTTTTCATTTTCGCTATTGCGTATCTATGCACTAGTGGATATAAACCAAATCACCGAACGGCAAACGCCGGGAAGGGCAGGGGCTAAG